TTGGCAGATGCAAGGGCAGATGCGCCAGGAGCTTAGAAAGTTGGGAGAAAAGCAGGTTTCCGCATTATCTAAAATTTTTGAATTGAATTTCTTTGATATTTACTATTCTATTGATATTCAAGGCTTAAGAGCTTTTAGCACTATTGATAATAATATAGTTTCACAAATGATTAACGCTATTTGGTGTGCGGATGGCAAGAGCTGGAGCCAGAGAATTTGGGAAAACACTGAACTCCTAGCAGAAACGCTCAATGAGCAGTTAATCCATTGTGTAGCTGCTGGAAAGAAAACTACTGAATTAAAGAATTTATTACAAGAGAGGTTTGATGTGAGTTATAGCAGGGCAGATGCGTTGGTGCGTACTGAACTGGCTCATGTTCAAACCCAGGCAGCACAAAAGCGCTATGAGGATTATGGAATACAAGAGGTACAAGTCTGGGCTGATGAAGATGAAAGAAGATGTCCAATCTGTGCGGATCTTCACCAGAAGAGGGTGCCTATTAGCTCTCAGATGCCTATTCCAGCACATCCGCGGTGTAGGTGCTGTGTTATTCCTATCGTTGAGTAAGGCGCTGGACAATTATAGATAAAGCTTCAACACTAATTTTCAATTAATAATGAAATAAAGTTGATACTACAATAATGCCTTTTTTATAGGGGTTAGGCTCTAAAGAAACAACTAAATATTTTAGTAAGGGGTGGCTACAAGCCGCAACTTAAAAGGAGAAATTATAATGAATGAAAATCAAACAAACAGTACTGTTAATGAAGAGGTAATGGAGAATACTCCTGCCCAGCAAGAAGAAGTAAAAACTTATACTCAAGAAGAAGTGTTAAAACTTTTACAAAGTGAAACTGATAAAAGGGTTACACAAGCTCTTGATACTCAAAAAAAGAAATATGAAAAGCAATTATCTCTTTCTAAATTAGATGGAGAGGAAAGAGCAAAAGCAGAAAAAGATGCAGAGATTGCGGAACTTCGTGAGCAGTTAGCTCAGTTTACTATCGAGCGCAATAGATCTGAATTGAAATCTGTATTAAGCTCACGCGGTTTATCTGCTGAATTTGCAGATATTATCAATATCAATGATGATATTGAAGCTTCTCAAGCAAACATAGAAAAGCTTGATAAACTCTTTAAGGCTGCTGTTAAAGCAGAAGTAGAAAAGAGATTAGCTGGTACTGCCGCACCTAAAGGCAATGGCGGCACTCCCGCAGAAATTACTAAAGATTCTGTTAAGAAAATGAGTTTAACAGAACTTAATGAGCTACTGGAGAAAAACCCAGAGCTTTACAACAAACTATTTAATTAAACTTTTAGGAGGAATTTATAATGGCTAATACAGTTTATGCTAATAAAGTTATTGAAGCTAAGGCAAAAGATTTGCTTTTAACTTCTGTAAACACAAGAAATCTTATGACAGTTGATAACACTCTTGCAGCAGAAGCAGGAATGACTAAGACTATCAACACTTATACTTACACTGGTACTGCTGAGGAAGTAGCTGCTGGTGCTGGTAACACTAACAGAGGAGCTATCTCTTATGTTGGTAATGACTATACAGTAAAAATGGTTCAGCAAGCATTTGATTATACAGATGAAGATTTTATGAAAGATAACACAATTGTAGATAACATGCTTAAAGGAGCTAACCAGGTAATGGTTAACAAGATGGCTGCTGATTTCGCTACAGAGTGCGGTAAAGCATCTATTGCTCATGAAGCTGCTACATTTGGTTATGAAGCAATCGTAGATGGTATTGCTAAGCTTAACATTGAAGATGAAAGCAAGCTTTTTGTAGTTATTCCTAACGCTTGGAAAGCTGATTTAAGAAAAGATGAAGATTACAAATCTGCAAGAATGGGAGAAGTAATCTACAACGGACAAGTTGGTACAGTTTGCGGTATTCCTGTAATTGCTACTAATGCTTTTGAAGATGAAGCTTATGTAATGACAGCAGAAGCAGTAAAACTCTTCATGAAGAAAGATGTAGAAGTTGAGCAGGATAGAGATGCTGACAAGCGTACAAACTCTGTTTACCTTAGAACTGCTTACATTTGCGCTCTTGTAGATGCTACTAAGATCTGCAAAGTTACAGTTACTGCCTAATCGATGTTTCCGCTGGTGGGAGAGTGAGTGAGTAACTTGCTCACTCTTTCACTTAATCTATCAAAAGGAGGATAGCAAATGTTAGAAGAAATTAAATTGCTTTTAGGAGCAGCCGCAGCTAATTTCACTGAGGCACAAATAGCTCTTGCTTATAAAATGGCTCTTGCAGAAGTAGAGGAGTACTGCAAAAGAGAAGCAGATACAACTCTAGAGCTAATGGCTGAGAAGATAGCGGTTATTAAACTTAACCGTATCAATACAGAAGGCTTAGCAAGTCAAGGCTACAGTGGAGTTAGTGAAAGCTACATAGATGGCTATCCCGCGGAAATTGTGGCTGTTCTAAATAGAAAACGCAAAGTAAAGGTGGTATAAGTAATGATTACTACTGATATGCGTGATTATGAATATTTTATCTATGGTGAAGAAGATGCTTATGGGCAAGTAACACTACCAGAAGAAGTTAAAGGCTCTGTAAGAATGGCTATTAACATTGCTTCTCAAAGTGTACAAGATAACATTTTATACAAGGATTGTAGCTATGTTGGATTAACTCATAACAAAAGCATTGATGATACTTATGTAATTAAGTATGGAAATGAAAAATTAAAAGTACATTATGTTAATCCAAAAGGCAGATACAATCAAGTATTTATGGGGGTAATGTTATGAGCGGTATTGAAATGCAAGGACTAGATAACATTAACTCTTTACTTGATTCTCTAATAAGTACACAGAATGTTGAGAGAGGCTTAGAGAAAGCTTGTGCAATCGTTGAGGCTGCCGCAAAGCAAAAGGCTCCTAAGGGTAATGGAGAGCTAAGAAGATCCATTACAAGCAAAGTGGAAGGGGAAGAGGGGATAGTTTACACTCCTCTTGAATATGCGCCTTATGTGGAGTTTGGTACTGGTTTGTTTGCGGAAAGCAGCGGCAGGATGGATGTTCCTTGGAACTACCAGGATGACGAAGGTAATTGGCATTCTACTAGCGGTATGAAGCCGCAACCTTTTTTACGCCCAGCACTTCACGAAAATAGAGAAAAAATAAAAAGAATATTCGGAGAGGAGTTACTGAATGATTGATTATAACAAAGAAGTTGTTAGTGCTTTAAAAACAGTACTCCCTACTCATTATGAAATGGCACTAACAAGCAATACTAAAACTCCTTGTATAAGCTACATGGAGCTTAACAACTATTCTGCTACTGATCCTACTGGCGCTACTCTTGGCTATAGTATTATAAGCTTCCAGGTGAAAGTATGGAGTGATAAAGTAGCAGATTTACAAAAGTATTCATTAGAAGTAGATAAAGTAATGCGGAAGCTTGGCTTTAAAAGAGTTTCAAGCGGTGAATTATACGATAACAATTCTTCAATGATACAAAAGATATTAACCTATGAGGCTCTTGCCTTAGAAAACTTTGAATAATAGGAGGAATTTATAATGGCTGTTATTTCTAAAGGTATTAAATTATCTTATAAAACTAGTGAAGGTTCAGAATTCATTGAATTAACTAACCTTCAAGAAATCCCTGAGCTTGGTGGAGATACAGACGCAATTGAGATTACTACTCTTGCAGATGCCGCACATATGTATACAGACGGTATTAAGAGCTATGGAGATAGCTTAACATTCAAATTCTTGTATGAAACTGCTCAGTTTGAAACACTTCAAGGACTTGCTGGTATCAATACATGGCAGGTTACTCTTCCAGATGAAACTGTATGCAGCTTCACTGGTACAAGCTCTGTAAAGCTTGATGGTGTTGGTGTAAATGCCGCACTTACTTACTCATTAGCAGTAAAGCCTAACTCTGAAATGGCTTGGGCTTAACCCAATATATTGGGAGTAAGGGGAGAAGTTTTATTCTCCTCTTCTCCTCTTACTATAAATTAAAAAGGAGAGATTTAAATGATGTATTATGAATTTTTAGCAGGTGGCAAAACCTACAAATTGAGATTAGCTACTAAGGAGATTGTAAGCCTGGAGAAGTCTTTAGGTTGTAATCCTCTTGGTATCTTTGGTAAGGGAGATAGAATCCCTACTATAACTGAAATGGTAACAATCCTTCACAAATCCCTTAGCCAGTATCAACATGGCATGGATATGGATGATGCTTACAGTATTTTTGATAATTACTTAGCAGATGGTAATGCTGCTACAGAATTTATTACTGTAATTGTTGAAGTCTATAAAGTTTCTGGACTTATTAAAAACAATAAGAAAGAAACTACAGAAGAGGAAGAAGGAAAAAACGAATAAATGAGGATGAAGAATATTCATCCTCTATAACTAACTCAATTTATAAATGGTTAGATAGTGCTCTTGACTATGGAATAACTGAGGCTGAATTCTGGGATATGACTATAGCAGAATTAGAAAGAGCTATAGCTAGCAAAAAGAGAGTGAAGAAGATAGAAGCACAAGAAAAAGCTTCATTCGATTATATGCTTGCTGATTTATTTGGTAAGAGTATAGCTCGTATTTATTCATCTTCTGCTCGTTTCCCAGATATCAGAGAAGTTTATCCTACTCTCTTTGATTCAATTGCAGTTGAAGAGAAAAGACAAGAGAAAAAGATGGAAGCCTCTGCTATTCGATTCAAATTATTTGCACAATCCTACAACAAGAGATTCAAGGAGGTGGCAAAAGATAAATGAACGAAGAATTAAGAATTATAGTATCTGCACAGACAGAAGAGGCGCAACAAAATATACAAGATGTTAGAGGGGAAATTGAAGATCTTGGCTCTAAAGGTAGTGGAGCCTCAGAAGCATTAAAAGGAGCATTTAGTGCTATAGGTAGTACTATAGGGGCAGCAATGACTGCTGTAGCTGGCGCGGTGGTAGCTGGTGCGGCAGCCTTAACTGGATTGGCTGAAAGTACAAGAGAATATAGAACAGAACAGGCTAAGCTGGAGGCTTCTTTTGCGGCTGCTGGCGCAAGTGCGGAAGTAGCTCAATCTACCTATAACGATTTATATAGAGTGCTTGGAGATGGTGGTGTAGCTACAGAAGCGGCTAATCATCTAGGGCAATTAACACAAAATCAACAAGAGCTAAGCGAATGGACAACTATTTGCCAGGGTGTATATGCTACTTTTGGTGATAGTATTCCTATTGAAGGTTTAGCGGAAGCAGCTAACGAAACTGCAAAAACTGGAGCTCTTACTGGTGGTTTAGCTGATGCTCTTAACTGGGCTGGTAAATCAGAAGAAGAGTTTCAAGCGGCTCTTGATGCTTGTAACACAGAAGCAGAGAGAGAAGCACTTATAAGAGAAACACTTACTGATACATACGCGGATGCAGCTGCGGCTTATGAGGAAACTGCTGGAGCTATTATGGATGCTAACGCGGCACAAGCTACCATGAATGAAGTAATGGGAGGCTTAGGCGCAGCAGCAGAGCCAGTAGTAACACTCTTTAAAGGTGCACTTGCACAAGCTCTATCTGGTGCGGTTCCGCACTTAGAAACGGTTACACAAGGTATTCAAGATGTTATCAATGGTGTAGATGGTGGAGCTGAAAAGATGACAGAGGGCATCAAAGGCATGATGACGAGCATAGTAGGATCAATAACTGAAATGCTACCAAACCTTATCCAGGCTGGTATAACAATCATCCTGGCACTATTGGAAGGTATTTTAGCATCATTGCCGCAGATCATAACAGCTTTGGCCGAAGCTTTGCCGCAAATAATCGATGGTATTGTACAAGCCTTTAAGACTATTGTTGATTATCTACCAGATATCATTAAATCAATAGTAGATGCATTACCTACACTTATTCCAGCGTTAATCAATGGAATAGTAGATATGATTGTTACTCTATGTGAAAACATAGGAGAGATAATCCAGCCTATTATTGATGCTTTACCAGAAATCATTATCTCTATTGTTACTGCAATAGTTGATAATTTACCTAAGATTATTGATGGTTTAATTTCATTGATTATGGCTATTGTTGAAGCAATTCCGCAAATTATCCAGGCTTTAGTTGATGCTTTACCTACTGTAATTTCACTTATTATTCAAGCATTACTTAACAACTTACCTAAGATTATAGCTGGATTAATCCAGATTGTAATTGGTATAGTACAATCCTTGCCGCAAATATTTGGCTCACTCATAGAAGGTATAGTTAATATTTTTGCTGGAATCTGGGATGGCTTAGGCAATGTATTTGGTAATATCGGTGATTGGTTTGGTGAAAAGTTTGGCGCAGCTTGGGATGCAATAAGTGATGCTTTCTCTGGTGCTGGTGATTGGTTCAGCGGTATTTGGGATAGTATCTGTAATGCCTTTGCCGCGGTTGGTACCTGGTTTAGTGATTTATTCACTAATGCATGGAATGGAATCGTTAATATCTTTAGCGGTGCTGGTGATTGGTTCACTGGAATCTGGGAGAAGATAAAAGGAGCCTTTGCTGCTGTAGGCACATGGTTTAGAGATATATTCCAACAAGCTTGGAATAGCATAACCAGTATCTTTGGAAAGATAGGATCTTTCTTCTCTGGTTTATGGAATGATATTAAAAATGCTTTCTCTGCTCTTGGTACTAAAATAGGTGATGCTATTAGTGGAGCAGTTAAAAAAGCTATTAACTGGGTTCTTGAGAAAATTGAAAGTGTAATCAATGGCTTCTTTAAGTTAATTAATGGAGCTATTGGATTAATCAATAAGATACCTGGTGTAAACATTAGCAAGATTAAAAATGTTAAATTTACTAGATTGGCTATGGGTGGTGTTGTAGATCAACCTACACCGGCTATCTTTGGTGAAGCCGGAGCCGAAGCAGTTGTACCATTAGAAAACAATCTAGGATGGCTTGATAAGCTAGCTGGTATGCTTAACGATAGAATGGGTGGCGATGCTCCCGCACATATTGTACTTCAAGTAGATGGTAAAACATTTGCTGAAACATCTGTAAGCTCAATCAATCAATTAACTAAGCAAACTGGTAGTTTACCATTAGTTTTAG